GAAAAGAATTTTATTGAAATACAAATGAAAGGGCAAGATCATTATGTATTTATAAAAGAAAATGGTAAAGCACAAGTTGTTTATGAACAGGGTCGTTGGGTTACAGAACATATAAGAACTGCAATTCTTAAATACAATTATGAAATAGATAAGATAGATAAATTATTAATTAGAGATTTTACAGATGAAGAGCTTAATGAATATGAAAAAACTTCTTAATAGGATTGATATGCTTTTCTTTTCTAATTTCTTTCACAACAGCATTTGCTTCTAGTTCAATCAATCTATTTAACATAGAAGCCATAAATATGTCCTGGTCAAATTTTTTTCTAACAAGATGAGTACAAAATCTTTTTAAATTATCCAAATCATTTACTTTCATAATTTCTCTACATTGCATTTCAACTTCTAATTCCATTTCTGGAGGTGCTGGTTCTATATTAATGTTGAGAAATTTAGTTATTTTCATTGAAGATTGGTAGTAGAACCTGGGAACATTCTGGCTTCAATAAATTCAACTGCTTGATCGTCTATTGTGTTATCTGTTTGTTTGGCTATTGCCTTAAGCAAATCCACTATTAATCTCTTCATCGCTTTTGATTTTATAAAAATTAAAAGAATAGGTTTTAGAATTTTTACCATTGTTTTTATGTGTTACTTTCCAAACATAGCTACTTTGCTAGTATTAGACAAGAATCTTTACTTTTATGGAAGATCAAGAACCAAGCAAAGTTGAAACTATTGTGAAAGTTTGCGTACTTTTGTGGTCGGCAACACTTTTATCTCTTTCATACTATGAACCGCCATCTGGCAAAAAGATCGTAGATTTTGACCCCACATTTATAGCTTCGATTTTTTCAGCTTCTACTGCATCACTAGGGTTTCAGATAAAGAAGAAAAAAGATACTATAGTAGATAATAAGAACTCTAAAGTAGGTATCAAATGAAAAAACTATTTGCTTTATTTTTATTTTTACCAACGGCTGCCTTTGCCGACATAAAACAGGAATTTGTAACCTCTGCACAAATTACTGTAGATATGCCATTTGTAACTACACAAAAAGTGGGTACGACTTACTCTTTAAGCGGAAACAATATCACCCCATCTGTAACTGTAGGAGATACTACAACATCAGGAAAGATTGGTGGAATTAATGTTGGCAGCCTCACTAATGGTGTGCCAGCGATGATACAAACTGACACTAGCGTGACTACTAGTGGCTCGGCCTTTTCAAAAACCGAGTCGGTGACAATGGGAGATGCCACTCCTTCTGCGGTAACTCCTTCTAGCGGTATAGCAGCACTACCAGTATTAGGTGGAACGACAACTGTTGCTTCTGGTGGTACAGCAGGAAACCTTGCTCTTACTTCATTAAGTTCTGGTATTCATACTTGCACTGCTGGTGGATCAGGTACAAGTTGCATAGGATCTACTAAAGTTACTATTACGATTGACTAGACTTTGGCTGCTAGTTTTATTAGTATTACCAGTAAGAACCCTTGCTGTGCCTATTGTGCCACAATTTCGTACAGGAAGTTCTACGACATCTAGCACATCTGAATCAATAATTAATGAAACGATCACGAGCCATCAATATCGGACAGGCTACTCCTACTCAGCATCAGGACATAATATCGAATCTGAAACGGGATATATCAACCCTACTCCTACGACTACGAATGAACAAACAGTTGGAGGAGTAAACTTTCATTGGACTTCACCAAATTTAGAAGCTATACCTCGTTGGTCAATAAATACAGATGGAGCAGCCTTCTCTCTACAAGAAACGCTAATCACTCCAGGATTAGACACAGTAACCTCGATAACTCGTCAAATAACCACAAGCACAACCACAGAAACTACAACTACATTTGGGCAGTAGCTTTACTTCTTTGTCCTGTTAAAGCCTTTGCAAACACCACTGTTGCGTCACCTTCAAGCAATGCACAAGGGGTCGTTAATAATAATGCCACCATGATTACGCCATCAGCTATGCCATCTTACAGAATGAGTCAGGGTATAGTCTGTGCTTCACCTAGCCTTACAATTACACCCTATTTAACAGATAGCTGGTCTTTCGCATTACCAAGAGAAACTATTACTAGAACTCCAATTTATGATGAAGATACTGGAGAGATAAAATATTACTCAGAAATACCTAGATTTGAAAAAGATAATTTTAACTTAAATTATGGAATATCTGCACAATTTAATATTCCTTTAGGTAAATCTCCAGCCCTTTGCCATGAAGCAACCCAAGTAAATATTAAAGCTCAAAGACTATTAATAAAGAAAACTAAAATGGAGATCAGTCTTTATCGTTTGGAGATGTGTGCAAAGATGGCAAAAGATGGAGTGACTTTCAAGCCTAATACTCCTAGTGCTGTTACCTGTGAAGATATTGTTGTTAATATCCCACCAAATCAAGTTATCCCACATACTCACAAATTAGAGTAGACAAGTCACGGGTATTAAACTCATCTACGAATTATTATTTTACAACAAAACAAAAAAAATAGGTAAGACCTTCTCAACCATCTTACCTACTTTAGTGTGTGCAATAACCCTTCCAGACCAGACGAAGGGATCATATTCAGTATAACAGAAAATCAAAAAATAGAACTTGCATCAGCTATTATTGGTTCTTTAATACCTGCTGATTGTTGAGCAGCCATGTATCTTTCATACTCTTCATATTTAACATTTTCAATAGCTTGTTCACCAAGAGTTTGGTCCGCCTCACTAAAGAAATCATCAAGAGCATCTCTTACGAGAGAAGAGATAGAAGTACCTGGTTTAGTATGATGCTTCAATAAGTTGTATTGATGTTTTGTAATCTGCACTGATAATCGCTGTAGATTCTGATTCATTGTTGATTAGTTGTTAATTAAATTATAAAGCTATTTAATCTGTATGAGATTTACAAAGATCATTTGTCGCTTTATAAGTATCTACAGATGGAAATGGATCAATAGTATGTTGTCTATCAACCCTTAAAACTTTATTGACCTTATACAACATAAATTGATGTGCTGTAATTATATAGGCTTTAAAAGTTTTCATATCTGCTGTACTTAGATTTCTAGATTTTCGAGTTTCTAAAAATTCTTTTAACTTTAATGGCGATAAATCAGTTTCATTATCTATCATGTATTCGTCTGAATAACCATGATAAACAAGCTGCATAAAGAATGTAGCTCTGTTAAAAGCCTCTTCCCAACTATGTTTATGTTCTGGAGTTGTAAGTTCCAAAAAAATTTTAAAAGCTGCTGAAATTAAAAATACAGTAGCTTGCTTGTTTTTTACATAACCTCTATCTTCTAAAAGTTCAAAAAACTTACTGTGCCTTTTATAAATCTTTGAAATATCAGCATCAAATCGTGTATGAGCATACAAGGCTTGACCTAATCCTTTACCTTTAAAATCTGTAAAGGCATTTTTTATAGCACTACAAGATTTTGAGTGCATGGGAGTACCAGCAATAGTAATACGTTCTGATTGGGTTCGTTTTCTACCATTATCAGAATATTGTGCTGTTTTATGAGGTAAATCCCTAATAACAAAAAACTCACAATTTGCATTAGCCTCAACAAGACCACTCAAACGGTGTTGACCATTAATAAGTTCGCCTTTTGTATTAAAAGCTATAGCATCCCAAGATAAGACCCAATCTCCATTTCTCATTTGATTGGCATAATTTTCTATAGATCGTCTTGTAATTGATCTATTAAATTTAAAATTCTTATCTAAGTATTCTAAAGCTTTTTTTTTGTCTATAGTTTCAATACTAATTTTGACATCTGAATAATCTTGGTTTCTTTCAATTTTAACCAGATTATTTATAAGTAAATTTGTTTTCATAATTAAATAGTGACCTCTTGTTCAGTTTTAGTCTCGATCTTTTTAATTTGACCAAACAAGACAGTAGCAATCATTTTCATTACCTCTAGCTCAGTTTTATCAAAATCTTCAATAGACGTTTGTAATGAACTAATGAATTTATCAAGAGGCATTGAATAGCTTGATACATCATTTCTAGAATGAAAATCTATAGAAATTTCTCTGTCAAATTGATCGAAACGAAAATACATTCTGTCATCTTTTTCAAGAGTGTTTTCAGTTCTGTTTTGGAATTTGTGTCTCATAAGAATGAAATTATTGATTACTCTGTTAATCTAGCACGAAAGTGACGTCACTTTAACTTTGTTTTCGTTCCGTAACAATGTTACTTTTTCTTTTTGGTTAGTTTGGTAACAACTTGTTTTACTAAAGGGCGGACAAGCTGAAGTACAAATGGTGCAGAAGCACCAACCAAAGCAAGGCTAAAAACCCCAACAAACTGTGGAGCAGACGGAATGTATTGGTCCTTC